GAGGAGAAGGCGGAAGGCGCCGGAGCAGGAGGCGACGGATGAGACAGGAATACGAGATGGACCTTGCGACGCGCGAGGGATTGATCACCTTCCTGCATGGACTGGTCGGCAAGACGGTGAAGACCGCTCGCGTCACCGCCGACAATCAGCTCCACCTGACGGCTACCGGCGGGAGTTCAGATCTTGAGATCTGGATCACCCTCCCGCCGCAGAAAGCCCCTACCCAGCCCTAATATCCCGCCCCGCCAGCGGCCTGCCCGCCGCCGTCCCCCGGCACCCCGCGCTGCGCCATCTCTCCTCGGTCTATCTGGCCGAGTAAGGTGGCCGCTACGTTCTGCCCTTCCTCCTGACGATCCAACTCCATCTCTTCGATCTGCTCGATGGTATAGCCCGCCTCCAGGAGCAGTTGCTTCCGCGGGACCCCGAGCTGCTTCTTGAGCAGGAGCGTCTCAGCGTGCTCCTTTTCTCCGCGCGGCGCAGCGTCCTTCCAAACAGTCCGGAACTGGATGCTGGGATCGTGTCCAAGGATTACGTGGCAAAACCGGACCAGGTCTGCCCAGACGGCGCCGAACGCGAGCTGCCGGTCCTCCGCCTTCTTGATGAGCCGCGCCTCCAGTGCCTTCAGCGCCTCGCCCGATGGGGGGTTACCGCCGAGCAGGTTGAAGTAGTGCAGGGGGACGCCGCTGATCCGCGCGATGTCCATACGGAAGTCGTTGATGACGCCGGAGAAGCGCGAAAGGTCCGCCTGCGCGAACTCGCCGAACTTCACGTCGGTGCTGCCCGTCGTCCAGAGCCGATCGACCCCGGGCGTAAACGGTGGGATGGCCTTTCCGTCGTCCCCGGTCTCCACCTCGATCCCCGTCGCCCACCGCTGCGGGAGCGCGACGAACTCCATCGCCGCCATCAGGTCCATGATCGCCTTGTTGAGCGCGTCCTGCAGCGGGACGACATCACGCAGCTCCGACTGGCCGCTCTTCCCGCGGCCCACGTTGTTCGCGAAGTGGAATACGGGCACGCGCTCGTAAGGATTCGGCAGCGGCCACGGCTCGCCCGGGACCTCCAGCGGCAGGAGGGAGCCCGGCTTCTCCGGTGGGCAGGACTGCCGGCGCGCCGTGCGATACTTCTCGAGCCGGTCGGCGAAGTAGAGCGTGAGGCGAAAGAACCCGTCTTCGTCGACCCAGCCCTTCACCGCCCAGGAGATGACACCGGGGCGCTCAACGTCGTACTTCACGCGCACCTGCTGGCACTCCTGCGGGTAGATCAGCGGGCGCTTGGCGTCCTCCGGGTCCGGCCAGACGATGACGAACGCGTCACCATCGCGCAGCGCCTGGAGGTGGACGTGACCCGCCTCGACGTCCATCAGGTTGTCCTTCCACACGGCGCGCACGTGCCCCTCGTGGACGCTCGCCTGCGCCGCGTCACGCAACTCCTGCTGGCGCTGGCGCTCCTCGGAGGGCCTGGCCCCCTCCGGCGCCTCTGGGTCCTCCACGTCCACCTCCAGGCCAGTGATGACGAGGCGATCAGCGACGGCGTCGACACACGGAGGGCAGAGATTGGCGCGGAAGCAGCGGAAGAGACGCCCGAAGGCGTTGCGGAACTTGTCGCTGGCGAAAACCAGCCGGTGCATTCCGAGGTAGTAGTGCTCGTAGAGCTCATAGTCGCAGCGCGTGCGCAAGAGCTTCAACGCGCGCGGCAGGACATCCTGGCTGATATAGGGCTCATCAGTCGCCATGGTCGCCTCCTATCCGTTTTGCAGCTCATATGTTAGCGCCGCCGCCTCGGCGGTCGAGCCCAATAGACGCGCCACCAGAGAGGTTTTGCCGTCCACTCACCCGCTTTGCCGATCCCCAGCACCCGACATGGTTTCGGCGGCAGGCGCTGTGTGGATAGCACCAGGCGGCCAAGTTTCCAGAACCGACGGAAACGGATCATCTCTCCACCCACTCTGGTTCACTCATAGCACCTCGCAATATGCAGCGCCAGGCCGTGCGGTATCATCGCACGCTCGCGACGCCGCGCCGAGGACAGGCGCTCCTTTCGGCTCACCTCGGCCCACGGGATGAGCGCCGGCACTCCATCGCCCCACAGGAGACGGCTGCCGTAGCGGGCGACCGGCTGCCCCAGGTAGGGCACGGCACCCTTCACGTTCTCCAGTATCAGCGGGACGCCTGCCTCCTCTGCGATCCGAAAGCACGCCCGCACAATCGACAGATCGGGCGGCGGCGGGTCCCGCTTCCGCGTCCAGGGAAGCGCCAGCCGAGTGAACTCTTCGCATGGTGGAGAGGCAACAATCACCCTCGCGTGGCGGAACTGCTTCCCGTGCAGCGTTCGCACGTCCTGAATGACGAGCTGGCCCGGATAGCGCAGGGGCTCCACGTCGAAGCCTACAACATGGAAGCCGCACCTGATGAAGCCTTCCGCCCATCCGCCCAAGCCGCAACAAAGGTCGATACATAAGGGTCGCTCGCTCCGCATTGCACGCACGACAGGACTTCCTCTGCTGATCTAGGGTTCACTCATGGCCGTGTTAGCCCTCGCAGAAACCAGACGATGAGGCATACCGCCAGCACCCAAAAGATGAGGTCCCCGAAGCTCATGGCGCCTCCGCTACTTGTTCCGCCTTGCCGCCGCGTCCTTTTCCTGCTGCTCCAGTTCCTTCCGGCCATAGCCGGTGATGATGAAGGCGTCCGGGATAGTGCCGCCCATGTCCTCGTCCTTCGCGTAATGGAAGTTGATCACTCGTAGACCTTCCGCGTTGCGGTCAATCACGCGGAGTATAACTTCGGCGTCGGGCGGGACACCTTCGAGCTTCTTCAGCAACTTTGCAACCGTCATTTATCTCTTACTCCTTACAAGGTCCTGATAGTACGAATTATGTGAGGACTACGGGAGCCAATCGTAAGCCTTTGCGTAGTTTTCAAGGTATTGCCAGGTGCAACCGTCGCCGGTCTCTGCCCATTCGTGCGCGCGGTTCCACATCTCACGCGCCACGCCACGCGCCAGTTCCAACTCCGCCCGCAGCCCGTCGCGCTCGGCCCGCAACTCTTCGCGCTCTTTCGCGTAGCAGCAATGTTCACCCATCGCCATTCCTTTCCGCATCGCATTCGCCGTGCTCGCGCAGCCAGGGGTGCTCCGGGTAGTCGTCACACACTACCGACTAGTCAACGCGATGGCAGTAATGCTTCAGCGTCTCGATGGCAAACTTCCGCGCGGTAGCAAGCTCCGCCCGCAGCCGGTCGCGCTCGGCCTCCGCCTCCTGAATGCATTCCATCAGGCGGTCCACACCCAGGCTATGCGCCTTCGTCCACTCGCTCATCTCGCCCCTCAAGCTCCGGAAACCGGAGTTATGTCTGCCGTCGCGCCTTCAGCATCCGATCCTCATCCGCCTTGAGGACCGCAACGACGCGGGCCGCGGAGTCGTCGTAGAGATCGGGCGCGATCGTTTCCAGGACCACAAAGGAGCCGAGCAGTTGTTGCACAATCTCCAACCGGTAACCCGAAGCCTCTGCCCGGCCCATCGCTTCTTTCTTCCAGTCGTCCATTCTAACTCCTTGCAAGCGCCGGAAATCCGGCTTATGTACTGCAGTGCCGTAATATCTAGCCCGCCTTACGCACTGCGATGATGAAGACGCCGCCGACCTCATCCTTGGTGCCTGCCCTCCGGGTGTAGAGGACGAGTTCGTTATCATCGCCGCCCTCTATCCGTTCCACCTTCAGCGCATCGGGAGAGAGGTGCCTGCGCAAGCACTCCACGACCCAGTCCCGAACCTGGCGCTCACTCATCTCCTCGCCCTCCCGCTCACCGGTCGCGCAGGATCCACGCCGCGCCACGCCTGAACTAGCGCCTCCGCAATCGCGTTCAGCGCCTGCTCCTGGGCCGTCTCGTGCCGACCGCCGGTATCGTCGAACGGCGCGAAGTGCAGATGCAGCAGCTCATGGACGAGGGCCTCCTCCCAATCGCCGTCGCTGATATCGGGATTGCCGTCGCACCGCTGCCCCGGAGGCAGGAGATAGATGGTGGCCGACCTCTGCTGCAGGTTCCAATGCACCTCTCCAGAGCGACCCAGCACGCTCATGCTGACCCAGTCGCGCCACAGGGGCGTTACGCGCCAGTCCTGCAGCCGGAGCCGCACCTGCCACTCGCGGCAGGTCTGCTCAAGGTCTGCCTGCGCGATGGTGTCGCTCACGCTGTCTCCTTGCTTCATGTCCTGCGCCGCGCTAGAAACCGTATGCCCTCGCACCAGAACCTCCAAGAAGCAACTCCGTCAGCGCCCATACCATGGCATCTAGGCGGTCGGGCGACTCCGCGCCGGGGACCCAGTCTGTGAGCTGGCTCTCCAGCGCAGCGAAGTGCCCGACGTGATGGATGAGCCCCTTCTCGTAGAGCGCCGCCACCGGCTCCGCCCGCGTGAACTTGCCGCGGGCCGCACGCACCGCCTTATAGCTAACGTTCTGCTCTGCCGCCCGCAGCACCGTCTCGACCAGATCGCCACCGTTGTTGACCTCCGCGACGACGCGGTCAGCCTTCCAATCCTCGTAGGCCATCGCGACCGCGGCGGCCCACTCCGCCGGCTTCGCGCGCAGGGTGCGATCGTCGAGAACGTAGCCGTGCCCGTCCACGCCAAGGCCTGCGACGATGAT